ATATTGTCTATCTCTTTCAAATCGATCTTGGGTTGACGACGTTGTGGTTTGGTAATCCAGCGATTATTAGCCACACTGAATAGTCCGCCGCTTACGCCCGGAGTATTTTTATCTTCAACATACAGAGTAACCGGTATACCATAAATTTTTACGTCATGTTCCTGTTCATAGAGATGACGTTTAGCATCGAACAGTTCCTCGGCCTCCTGAGCGCAGTCAAGCGCCGCATAGTCAGTGATTAGGTGTAGATCTAGGTCTGACTTGTCTGTATAGTTGTAGTTAACATTACTGCCAGTAATTACTATATCTTCCACTGTAAAAGGAATATCCACAAACTGTTCAAAGTCTTCGGCAATGCGCAACAGAGCACCTCTCACTTCGGCCTTGAGTAGACCGCGTGGTTCCCATAACTTAGGATTAAGAGTTGGGTTATGTTGAATAGGGTTCAAAAGTTCTAGAAACTTCATAGTTCTGTATTTAGTTGGATTAAATACTAGTATGAATGATGAATCACATAATAGTTATCTAGGACATTTACTCTTGGCCAATCCCAACAATCCTAAAAATGAGTTAGCCAAGAGTGTGGTAATGCTAGTAACACATACGCCAAACATAGCAGTGGGTCTACAGTTAAACAATCCGCATGAAGATCTCACCATAGGTCGTATCAGTAAGAATATAGGCATAGATCATGAAGGTGACCAACCTATCTATTTTGGTGGGCAGGTAAACACTCACAAGATTCATATTCTTCATTCCATGGATTGGTGTGGATTATCCACAGTAGAGCTTGCGCCCAACATAGGACTGACCAACGATATCAGTGTACTAGCCGCCATGGCACGTAGTGAAGGCCCCAGTAAGTTCAGAGCCTGTGCGGGATATTGGTTATGGGAATCTGGTAAATTAGACAATGAGCTATACAATGATCAAATAGAAATGAATAGTTATCGTTGGGAATTGATTCAGGCCACAGAAGAATTAGTATTCGACTGTGATCCATATTATCAGTGGCAGACCTGTATAGAAGCTGTGGCCAAGAAAAAGTTCAGTCAGTGGTTCTAATCACGTTCTGGGTTAAGTTTAGGCAGCATTGATCTAATAAGAGCAGTATTCAAAGGTCTGTCACGCGGTTTAGAGACTGTACTTCCCTGATCTGGCATACGTATTTCACCTGTGTCTGGATCTATATTTTCTGAGCTAGTGGTCACCACACTGGTTCTTTTCAGTGTAAATGTTCCCGGATTAGATCGTTGTTCATGCATAGATGACTGTGGTTGATCATCTTCATTTAGGTCCGAGATTCTCAGTGTATCTAGGTTAAATTCCAGTTCAACTTTTTGTCCTACACCTGAGCTAGAACGTGTTTTCATAAACTGTATCTGATAGCGTCCACGTTCTTTCATAGCACGACTGGTGAAGATACCTATAACATTGTCTGCTGTCTGTATCTTGCTCAGTCCTCCACTAATATGGCTATGGTCAAATTCAATTTCTTCTACTGCGGCTCTGTTTAACTGACTTGCTGTAACTGTAATGCACTGTGTCTCCATGGCCAAGTTACGGATTTCTTCTGACACATATTTGTCTTTGACAAATAGGTCTGACGGTGATACTTTCACTGACAAGGGCATCATTAGATCCAGATAGTCAATCAGTATTACATCGGGACTGATACCTTTTTTGACCTGATACTCTTTGAGATAGGCTCTAACATCATTACAGTTCTTACCTGAGGGCATGTATTTGATCTGTATACTACCAGATTTTTTACTCAACATTTTTACCTTAAGTTCAACGTCATCAATGTTTCTAAAAATTTCTCTAGTGGGTATACCTGTGGTCATCGAGTCTAATCTCATGGCCACTAAATTTTCACCAAGTTCAAATGACAGATAAACTACGTTCATTCCCATCAGAGCCCAGTTCAATGCTAAGTTAGCTAGAAATAGGCTCTTGCCACCTCCCGAACCAGCGGCAAAAATATTCAGTTCACCTCGATTAAATCCTCCATATAATTTTTTGTCTACTGATGGCCAACCTGTGCTAATCTGACCGTTGGCGTTTTTCAAACTTTCCAATCTCTGTCTTGGGTCAAGGAAGTAGTCTGTACCCATATCCTTGTTTAAACTTATCTGTAGAGCATCCTTGATAAGTTTTTCCACCGGATTATATTCACCCTTCTCCAGCATATCTGCCGAACGTAAGATAGCACGTTCTAAACTTTTGTGTCTACTAAATTTTTCAAACTCATCCATGAGCCATTCATAGTTTTCCTTGGGTATGGATATTTTTTTCAGTTCAGATTGGCAGGCCGCATTGACCTGTATGACTTCCGGCATGACCTTATATGTATCCACATACTCAGTGATAAATTTAGCAGTTGATCTTAATCTCTGATCGAAGTTTTCTGGATCAAAGATGCTTTGGCATCTGATAAATGTTTCAGCATCGCTCATAAACATTTCCAAGTAGAGCTTCTGCATATCTATGTTGTAGTTTGGTTTAATCATGTATATTTTCTAGTTTTTTCTGTAGTAATTTTACTTTCAGTGGGTTAGTTTCTCTATAGTGTATGATAGATTGAAGAGTATATAATCTTCCAAATTGTTTCACACAGTCGGCTACATCTTTAATCGCTTGGGGCCATGGTGGACTGCTCACTGACCAATTATGTTCTAAGGCAGAATTTATCATTCTACTACCCGGTCGATCTCTGTCAGGCACCACTATGACTTCTTTGTTTAGGCTCTTGATACGTTGACACTGAGTGGGATTAGGTTCGTTAGTCATTATGGCCACACCGTCTACGGCTATGGCGTCAAATTGACCTTCTACTACGATTATATATTTCTTATCCGGTGTCTGACTATCTAAATTGAAAACGTAGCCAGGTTGACCTTCTGTAAGATATTTTGGTTTACCCGGTCTAAGTTTTCTTCCTGTATATCCTACGATGCGACCTTGATGATAGAATGGCAAAATTATTCTATCATTATATCCTGGACTGAAGCTGTAATGCCATGGATACCAGTCTATGTTCATACCTCTATCAAGTAGATAGTTAACCAGTTCATGTTGAATATCATATAATTTCGGATCAGTTTCAGCCAGCAGTTCAGTAAGACTCACAGTGTCGTCGGGAAGAGGTTTAGTTTCCAAGTCTAAACTTATTTTTTTAATTTCGCTAGGTTGATCTTCCCGAACCTTGAGCGCATAAAGATTTAACCGAGTTATATCATCCTGCGACATGCCTAGATATTTGAACAGCATCTTGGTGTTATTGCTAAGTAGTTTGCCCTGCGACCAACCTGCCTTAAACCCGCAGTTAAAACAGTGATATTGAAATCCACCATCTGCGTTGATTAGTATTCCTCCGCGTTTTTTTGTATCTCTACCTTCCCCTCTATTATGACAGCAGGGCGCATCGAAACTAACCCATCCACTGGGCGTATTTTTTCGTTTCGGAGGCAATACTGCTAATAGCGATGATTCAATAAGGTTCACACTATTAGTTTAACTTCTGTACAATATTTTGTCAACTGAACCGTAGTAGGTAGGATCATCGTTATCCGAGTCACCAGGTTTGGTAGAAGGAACATGCTGGAATCTTACATAGGTATAAACTCCGTTAAAGTTAACGTAGTCAACGCCAGTATAACCTGTGTAAGTTTTTGAATAGACTGTAGAATATTTGCCAAAGCTATTTGGACTGTTGCTCAAGGTTGCCTGTACTAGCAATGTTCCCTTATAGTTTGCTAGATAAATGGCAGCGGTGTGAAGAGCCGTATTTCCGTTGAATTCTGCGTTGGCATAGATATTTCCGCTTTTATGTTCGTAGAGATTAGTATCAGCATTAAAACTCTTTTGAAAGTCGGAAATTTCTATACTAGGTTGAAGAACCGGATAAACATCTTCCAATATATGTGCCGTACCATTTACTCCATAGTAGGTGTTAGCATATGTAGGACTGTATGAACCGTCATCATCTAATATCTTAACGCTGAATTGATAGCTAGACTTAAGTAAATCTATTGTATCGCTTTCCGTGAGAGTAAGCAGAGCCAGACCCCGTGTAGCCGTATTAGTTTCTAAGATTTCTAATGGCTTTTCTAAAATTAGTCTTCTATTAACTGCATCATACATAGAGAAAACAAAGGTCTGTGAATTAGAAACGCTGATTTTCTTTTGATCGCTGTTTTTAAACTGTATGCGAACTTGGTTTTTAATACCTTTTTGAATATTAAGGTCGCGTTGGTACATGACTCTGTTAACCCCTCGTATAGTAGCATCCAAATCTAAAGTTACATCTAAAGTATTGGCGTATAAATAGATTGGCAAATTTTGCATACAATTATTTATAGATAAAGATGTCTTCGTTTTCCGACTTTCAAAAAAACTACCCTTTCATTAGCTGTATTAAAAGTAATGACATAGAATACGTCGGCATCATTATAAATTTTGATAATAACATAGCCAGTATATATGATATTGAATCAATAAAGGCCTTAGATGATCGTAAGATTTTTTTAGATCTAGGTGAAGTTTGGTGGTGGGAAAGCAACCGTAAAATACCCATTAATATTTTCTTAAAATCAGAAATGAGCTCTTATAGATATTGTATAAAAACTTTTAATTCCAAAGATGTTGAGGTAGTATTTGGACCTGTGGTAAACCTCAGTGAAATAGCAGAGAAACGTGTTAAGCGTAGATCTATTCAGTTGGTTCGAACAACTAGAAAAATTTATCCGTAATCATAACTTATTCGTTCACAAATTAAATTCATCTGTACAACCACAGCGGCCGCATAGGCTGTAGCATGTGATTTCTTAAAGTAGTATTCATCACCATCAGGTTTGTTCCAAACTTCGGTCATCACCGTAGTCCAGTCTTTGCCAATCAGATAGCGTTTCGCGGGGCGTATCATTGCCAAAACTGCCGCTAGTTGGTCTATCGTCCGGGGTTTCATACTTCTTAAGATCGAACCATGTCCGTTGACGTGAAATAGCAAGTTGACGAAATCGTCCTGTTCCAGTAAATCCCATAGCGGTTCCTTGTCAAGTAATTCGTTGAGATGTTCTTCGTTGCGAATATCTTTATATATGCCTACGTTAAGAAAATCTAGTTTAAAGTATCCTCGTTGCTCTGCTTCTTGGTAAGTTATACTGGCTATACCAGTTAACGGGTTAATCGGGATCTCATGAGTGTATACGCCGGTATTATGTTTTTTATCTGTAGATAAACTAGCGGGCACATGTTTTATAATATCCAATATTTTAGATCTATCGGCAAAGTCTATATCAATATCAGGCATAATGTATTCCAAATTCTAAATTAAGAGTTTGTCTTACACCAGGACCCTGCGGATAGGTTCCATGATACAAATGATTTGGAAACATTATTATATCTCCTTCTTTAGTCTTGTGTTCAGTTGCTCGATTACCTGCGAAGATAAAAAATTTACCTGGCTTATGTTCTGTATTTCTACTTTCAGACAGATATAACACTGCGGCAACGTGCCCAATAGTTTCTTTATTATGTCTATGTACTGTATGAAATCCATCTTCTCCTCCGTACACAGTCCATCCATTATCAGGACTTATGGATATCCTCGTTGGAAAAATTTTACTAGCATTGAGTAATTCTTGACATTGCTTACCCACCTCATAAAAATGTATGAGATGGTCGGTTAAAAAATACTGAAATGATTGTAAGCCCTTGGTAGAGTGAGACTTTTTGGAATCTTGTAGATTATTCAATGCGATAATTTCACTGATCTTTGATCTTAGAGCCAATAAGTTAATTTTATCTTTAAGATTATTTTTTATAATCCAATCATTTTCAAATCCTGGGGGTATATTCATTATCTACCTAGGTATAACATTTGATTAACACGTTCTTCTTTATTCCATCTTTGATCGGGCGCCCAGCAGTGCATTACTTCAGTGGAACGATAAAAAATGCATCTATTATATTTTGCTTCTATTATAACATGATCAAAGCAGTCTTTGTCAACCCATCCATTATTTCTTTGACGTTTATCGTCCCAAGACCAATTATCTATTGCTATTCCAGGTTTAGGCTGAACCAGTACTGTGCCAGGATATGTTCCTTTATTGAAAAATACTGTGGCTGCTTGCCATTTATCTTTATGAATTTCATCAAATTTAGTTTGATATGGAGTGGTTTCGTTTTGCTTCACTACATTGGTAATTATAAGATCAAACAACTGTGTTTCAGGCATGCTAATTTTAAATTGTTTACAAAGAAAGTCATAAACTGGTCTTAATCTAGTAGTTGTTATTTCATGTCTATTATGAAAAGCTAAATCTTTTACTGCTCTATAAGAATCCCAAAATCCATCCTTCCATCTTATGAAGTCTAAAATATAAGTAGGATCTACATAAAAATCATCTGCGTACCAGTATTCAAACTGCTGTTCTTTAACATGATGGAATACTAAATTTTCATTTAGTCTAAAGTCTGGATGTCTCATAGCTCTCCCGCCGCTGCCATTTTTAACATTAGGCTATATTGTTCATAGGCTTTTTTTACAGCAGGATATTTTTCTTTCAAATATTTTTCATGTTCTTTCTGTTCCATAATCCAGTTAAACATATCATAGTGTCCACGTTGACGCATATGGTTGAACACTTCACTTTCAAAATCTGCTATTTTTGTAAGTTCGCTTTCTCTAATCTCTACGGTGTATACCTGTTCTGTATCATATTGAATGAATTCTTGTTTTACTTCATTATAATCGTAAGGGTTGGTAAAATATTTTAGATTTAGGGGTAGACACCGAGCAGCACGTTTATTTTGGTCAACAATTCTTATGTCATGTCCTTGACAAAAATCTTTAACACGTTGATTCATTCTATGTTCACCTCCTTACATATTTCTTTGACCAATGTTACATCGGCCGGAGCATCTTTAAATTTACGCTGCCAATATTGAAGATCGAACGCAGGCGAAATCATTTCTAACTGCTCGTCGTTCATCTTCGATACCATTTTGTAACCTGAAACAGTATTTAAAATAATCCACGGGCTTACCTTTCCATTTCTTATATCATGTACAGCCTTATTTAGGCTTACATAATTGAAGTAATGATTAAACAAGGATTTATGCTCGTCTGCCCATTCCATCATGGTAGCGATTGACCGTTGTACAGCAGATTCTACTGGTTCTGTTTTTATAGTGTCATATAGGTATTTTTCGTATAACTCATCTCTACACCAGTGATCCAACTTAACGCCGCTTTTTATAACATAATCTATAAATTTATCAGGATACAATGGATTGACATTGTTGACAAAACTGCCGAATTTTACAAAGGCATTATAATAAGAACTATCAGCAAACTCATCATAAGTTTTAGCCTTTTTATTTCTCTGTGTAAGTTGCCAAAATCTATTGAATGCTATGAAACCTGCTTGTACACGTTTCTCTGTTTCTTGTAAAGCACGACGTTTCCGTTCGCACATATGGGCCACTAGAGTTTTTTCTTTCATAAAACTCTTGCCGCAATGAACACAATTAAAGGGTTGATTAACTAGGGAAATCATCATCTACCAAGACATCGTGTACAAGATAGTTATAATCTGTAATTTCTTTTCTACATTCTTCTGCTGTAAAATACATGCCATCTCTATCTATATAGTTAAACATACTAGTTATACTGTCACAGGGCAACCACCATCCATTGCTAGAATTATGCCTCATCCAAAATTTTGGTGCTATAATGTAAGGGTTACTTTGATTAAGCCATGCTCCCCACCAACTAAACGTACTATTAGATACAATGAGGTTTTTTGCCTTTGTTAAAACCAAGAAATCATTTACTGGACCTAGATGATAACATTTAAACATCTCACCAAATATTTTTTTAGCAGTTAATTCGTCATCGGTGATAACAACAAATTGCATATTTTTATTTTTTTGCTGCATGTAATAACAGGCATTATTATAGAAATATTTGTTCAAATAAAGATCAGGGAATTGTTGGTAATCTCCGCCTCTAAAATTGATCACACACATATTTTCATCAAGAGATAGAATTTTCTCTAAAGAAGTGAACGGGTCCTTAATGGTAAACCATTTTAGAATATTTTGCCTATTTGCTAAAATAAATTCTTCAGATTGAAACCACCCCTGTAACCTAGTGAAATCTTTAATATTAAAAATATTTTGGTCGTAAATTTGTTGTGAATTCCAAGCATTTTGAGTTGGGTAAACATCTGTAGTCAAGTCGGTTTCAACGCCTAAATCACAGTTAAAAATATCTCTACCCGCCCATGTTCTTGGGATATGAAAGTCGTATCCCAATTTTTCTGCTACAGTTCTACATACTGCATATTGCCACAGTTGATTACCTAGTCTACCTTTCAGGTCTACACTAATCATATTCTTTACGTTGTTTTTTATCAAACCCCATTTTGTCAAAAAGTTCTTCGCAGTCTTTTTTATCCATCATAGAAGCTAACAATTTTATTTCACTTATTTTCATTGTAGGGTGTAATTCTGCTAGTAATTTTTCAATTTTGTTTACCTTTTGTTTTTTACCGGCTGCGAGATAAGGGTGATAACACTCCATACCTGCTCCCACAGAAGCAAATAATTGCCATAATAGTTGTTTATGATTTTTACTAAGAGTCCAATGATTTATGTTTACATAGTCATTGGTCATTTCTACAAACCATTCTTGAATATCCCTGTCTTGTCCTTGGACATTACTAACATAACGCATTAATACATAAGGACTAAACGCCTTTTTTTCTTCGTCGGTTAGATTAGCATAGAAATTATAATTCTTTTGATCTACTGCCTTTAACTCTCGTTTGATATCTAATTTAGCTGCCATCTTTTTTGCTGATATGATATAAAATTATACACTGTTCGAGTGCAGTTTTCAATACGGGATTATGTTCAGCCGCCTGTCTTATCTCATACCATAATTGTGTATCTCTAAGATCCTGTTGCATTTTAGCCCGACTTGGACTGATTGAAATTAAATGACGTTTATCAGATCCTTGTTCTCTACCGTATACAGTTTCACCGTTATCTGGTGATTCGTAAATTAATTCAACGTTTGGCGTAAATCTTCCCATAGGTCACCAGCATTTAGTATAATCGACAATTTCACTTTGTCTGCTTATTTCTTTAACAAAGTAAGCACAAATAGGATTTTGCCCAGATGTCAACGGAGTACAAAGTAGTTGCCCGGACCTAACCTTAGGAAAGTACCATTTTACATCTTGATAAACGTCAATGATGTCAATTTCATGAAACTCAGGTCTAAAACTACTCAATGGGTTGAAGCAAAATGTTTTGAATCCTCTATCATTTAAACTGGTTAGTGGTAATACTTCCATTTCCGGACCTTCTGGATCTCCCACAATTGTACACCAATCTAATGGCATAGATACTTCGTGCGGTCCTATTTTTAATACTACAGCAGGACTAGTAAAACTCTCTAAAAATATAAGAGGAACGAAAAAATAATCTGGATTGGACGGATCGCTATTGTCTAATACAGCGAATCGCATGTCATCTTCGATTTCATCCGGCAGGTCGTTTAGATAAAACGTATCGTCGTTTAAAGTTAGTATTTGCAGAATAGTTCTCCTTTTTTTATATTTTATAATATCTTTTAAGATTAATCAAGAGATTTTTCCACTCTGCTATCCTAGTTTGCCATGAATAAACTTTATCAACATATTGTTTTTGTAGATCTAAATGTTCAATATCCCCATTGAGATATTGTTGAATTGATTGTTCCAAAAACTGCTCATATCTTTCAACATGTAGAGGGCCATTTTTTTCAAAATGATACATGTTTGTTAGACCGGCTCCTGTTTCGTGTAAAGCCGGCACATCAGAATGTACACATAAAAGTTTAGCACTCATAGCTTCTAACAATGCTAGACAACTAGTTTCTGGATATGTAGCCGGATAAGCAAAAATATGGCAACGTTGTAAGGCCTGTCTTACTTCTTGATTAGACCGTCTACCATGATAAATTATTTTAGGATGATTACTGACCATTTTCAATAATTCTTCATGGTTCTGTTTAATAGACAGATCGAAGCTAGCACTAAATCCGCCGTATATTTCTAGTTCTATTTCTGGATATTTAGGACTTAATTTTTCAAAGGCATGGTATAAAACTCGTAGGCCTCTATTCGGACTAGATGTATGGATTAGTCTTATTGGACCAGATGGTTTGTTATGTACAGGGATCGGGTCAAGGGCGTTTTTCATAACGCTCATATGAGACCAATCTTTTTCTCTAAAATCGTACATATGAATATATTCATGAAGTTGAAAATAAGACACGGCAATCATATGATGTAGTTTGTGCCATGTCATAAATTTCATTTCATGGAAATAACTTTTGTCGTATTCATAGGGCCGTGGATATTCATGAGTCCATAGAACTTTAATCTTATCTTCTGGTAAAGATTTTAACAGCGTAAGATTTCTGGAAATATAAAAGTCGTCCAGAAAGCCAGGTTCTATACGCTGTTCTAAACCTTTCATCATCAACTCTGTGCCGCCTGTGGCACGTTGATTAATTGTGTCGTATATTAAAGGCATTTAGTAAGGTAGGCGATTAGTATTTGATTTTTTGTATTTCAAATGGGTATTTGGCATCACGGTAAAACTTTTTCCTTTCTGTGAGATGCCGTTTGGCATATTTTGTTGATGCTGTAAGGTCCCAGATTTGGACGAAGTCTTTATCTTCAGCTTTTCTAATGCCTCGCCCAATAGATTGTATAACCCTAACAAAGCTCTTTCCGGGCTCCAAAAGAACCAGATTAAAAATCCTAGGAATATTAATACCCACAGCGGCCACACCATAAGTCGCCACAATAATCTTGTTATCAGCAATCGCAACTTCATTATATTCTTCTTTACGATCTTTCGTTTTTACTTTACCTGATATAAAAACGGAATCATCTAATTCTGCCTGTAAAAATTCACCACTTTCTATTCTGTCTACAAGTATTAAAGTATTTCCTGTCTGCGAAATCTGCGAAATTAATTGAGAAATATAGGCCATCCTATCAGAATCTGTGACCAAAAACTTTAGTTCTTCAGCGTAACTACCAAACTCTCTATGCTCAGCAGTTTGGACAATATTTACATGACATTGGGCCAAAACACCTTTCTCTTGAAGTTCATGTGCGGCGACCCTATGTACTACTTCACCTAGACTGGCACGAAGGCTTTGAAACTCAAAATCTTCTTTTGGCACAGTCCCTGTGAGTCCCCATCTGATACAAGCATTGGATAAATTTTGTGTTAACAATTTTTTGAGAACTTCTGCCTTAGCCATATGGACTTCATCGACCATTACACATTGAACACCATCTAAAAATTCTGCTAGGCTTAGTAATTCGTCATCATCTTTAGATTTTTTTTCTAAAATATTCAAACTTTGCCAAGTTGCTATAGTATGAGTTTTTCCTATGTCTTTTCTATCTCCATAATATACACCCACATCTAATCCACAGTTAATAAAATCTTCTTCAGTTTGTTCTACTAGAGATTTATTTGGGACAATTGTAATTGTACGACCATATTTTTCACAAATTTTTGCCAATGTTGCTGTGGTAATAGTCTTTCCAAACCCTGTTGCTATTTCTTGTATACATTGAGGATTTTCTAGAAACTTATTAATAACCTCAACCTGATCGTCCCTGAGACGAATAGGTTGACCGGCAAATCTATGTCCTACAGGCCAGCATTTTTCACCCCAAAAATCCTCAGAAATTTTGTCAAAATTTAGGTCAAAATAAGTTCTAAGGTCATGTAGTTCTATGTCATAATTTTTTTGTTCAAGGTATTCCAGAACTTGTGGTAACATGCTCATATAGGTAGTACCTCCAAGACCGAAAAAACTCACAGTCCCATCCCATCTACCTAATTTATAGGCGGGTCGATAACGAGCAGTAGGGTCTTCATACTTAAATTTCTTGACTAGATATTTCCGTGTATCTAGATCTAGATTTTCAATCTTGACATTGACTTCATCTTTAATCACAATCCTACAATTCGTCAAAATTAAATTCCTTTTGATGTGATTTTTTTGAATAAAATATCAAATTTTCCTGTCTTTGTACAAATTCTCTCATAGTATAGTGTACATTATCATAGCCTAAATTAATAGTAACATTGAATTTTATTCCGCTTTTGAAAATCGGTTTTGGTACCCTGCCGCTAAGGAAAACAATTTTAGTATTTTCTGTAATAGGATTGTTTATAGCATTGTCTCTTACATAATCATTGAAATCTTTACCTGTTTCGCTAGGTAGTCTAAACATTACTGACATTTCATCTGGTCTAAAATTGATGCCAACTAGAAAATCATAAATCTTTTCAATATTTTCTAATTCACTACCTCCTGGTATTACAAAAACACACGGGTTCATATGAACTATGATATCAGTTAGGTCATTCAAACCTATTTTTTCGGGGTTTATATGGATATTTTCACTTGGGTCAGTGTCCAAGAACAATTTTGTAATTGGATTGATATCTTCACTGGATAGGTACTTGTTTACGTTTTCATCCCAAGTTAAAATTCCATATTTTCTGGCTTCAAAAACAGTCGAAATGAGTGAATTTTGGTAAATTTTGTGATGATTTTCTTCAAAATTAACAATTTTAATGTCATTATTTTCATAGGTTATCATAGGCACATATTTTTCTACATTGTCATGTATAAATTTTACCTGTTTTTTATACTCTTCGAAAATATCATCAATTTCAAATCCGTTATTAACCGTAAAGTCTAATAAAAATAACAAATTTGTCTCATTTTTAGGAAAAATCCAAGATTTTTGATCCTTATCCCAAGAACTTTCTACACCCAACTGTTTAGCCTTACGAATTTCGGTTAACAATGTCTCGTTGTATGGAAATTCTAGCTTCCAAACTTTTCCCATAGTATCATCGGAAACAGTAGACAGCCTTTTTAAAGAATTAACAGTGCGTAAAGGCATCTTATAGGTGGGATTTTGAATTTTATCAGTCACATCGAAGCCTACTACTTGTGAAAGATAGGATATATAGCGTTTTAAAATCTTTCCTGCTAATGTTGCCTGTTTTTCTGTCAAGGCATTGCCGTTACTAACCTGAAGAGCAAAACTTTCTATGATATTTGTGTCTTTATTAAAGATAGTTCCGTGAGATTTTGACAAAATAGAAATAAAATCTTCTATATACATTATATTACAATGTCCTCTAATCCGGCTGTTCGTAACTTAATAATATTGCTTAATTGCCATTGTTTTATGTCTAAGCCTTTGGTTATACCTAGCCATTTATTTCTTAACATGGCGAATTCGTTGATAATTTTTTCCATGTCTACAACATCAGGTTCGCCTTCCACATATTTTTCGCAATCTCTGCTGCTTAACGCACGTTGATAATTTTCTAAATATTTTTTAAATAATTTTGATTTAATTCTTCTTAATTCTATGTTGAGAAATTCTAAGATTGCTTCAATTTCTTGTAGTTGGTTAAACCTATGTTCAACAATGCCCGGTAGGTTAGCAGAGGCTTTTTCCACATTTCCGTGGATTTTAACCTCTGCTTTTGCTAAGTCTAATTCTTTATAAAAATAATCTAGGCAATGTGGAAGATTAGATAAGTCTTGTGAGACTTTAGAGTACCAGGACATTAGTAATCCTCGTCGTCGTCACTCCAATCGTAATCTTCATCCTCGTCCTCATCGCCTTCATCTTCGTTACCTAGTACCAAATCTATGGCATTATCTAGATGGGGATCGTAACCTTTTAAACCTTCTAATGTTTCCGAATCAACGTCATGTCCTTGTAAAAATTCAAGGAATTGATTTGCCGCAGTGTCTCTACTTTTTTCAGGTATATAATCTCTAAAAGTTTCCCACACTTCAATAATAAGTTCTTCTTCCATTTACGCTTCCTCTGTTTCGTCAGATTCAGGAATAGGCATCGCTACTGTTGAATTATCCCATTCTGACATAATCAACAATAATTTATCTTCTGTCCAATTTTTTCTAAATTCTGACATAATCTCACCTGTCTTCTTACTTGTATATTGTAACTTATTTCCTACTTTTGTCAATACACCTGTTTTTTCAAAAAGATCGATTAATCCAGAGGTCGGGTTCATACCAGTTGAATAAGGAATTTTAACTTGAACGGATTCAAATGGCTTGGCATAACGAGTCTTCATGACCTTACATGCAGAACGTATGCCAAGCACATCTGATACTTTATTTCCATCTTCGTCTTCTTTCAATTTCAACTTCTTCATTGCTACTACTATAGATGACGCATAAATGAAGCCTTGCCCGCCACTTATTTTGTCATCAGGATCAAACATATCTTGGCTAGCATATGTATGATTAGTACAAACTAATCCAACATTAAAACTGCCAAACATATTAACACAATTGCGAACCAGTGCCGTAAGTGCTTTAGGTTTACGACCCATATCACCTTTTAAATCACCTGCTTCAAATTGGTTAATATCTGTAGGGGTAAGTAGCATACCCAAACTATCAATTACAAAAAGAACTTTGGGCCTATCTTCCATAGCCCTATATTCTTTCATAAATTCATTAATAGTTTTAGCCACATCGTCGATCATGGCCATATTAAGTTTTAACAACTTATCTTCTGATACATCAACACCCAACGCTGTTAACCACGCTTGGTCAAGAGCATTTTCCGAATCTACTAAGATACAAAAAATACCCTGCGCCTGTGCGTGTCGAATAATATTACCTGAACAAATATAACTTTTACCTGCGCCAGATTCACCGGCAAACACAGTTACCTTACCAAGGGGTACTCCTTTGAAGAAGTCCCCTGAGATAAGATAGTTAAGAGCGTAGTTGCCAGTGGATTCCCAGTCTGTTGGATCATTAAAGCCGATACCTAAACCTTCAATTGATTTAGTAATGGACTTTCTAAACTTGGAAATGTCAAACGCTTTACCCATATTATTATTTTCCTTTCGGATACTCTTTAGGCACAACTACAATTTCAGTTCTACCTATGGCCATTAGCCATGTATTCAGTCTATGAATGACTGAGATATCATCTTTAGGATTGTCGAAACTGATATTACAGTCCATAACTGTATCACCGCTTTGATCCTCTCTACTGTTATAGTTTAGAGAAAAGTTCTCGTTAACTTTTACAATTTTAGCCATAGCAACCACCAATTACTGTTGATTGTTACGTTTACGAATCATTGCGATAATGTCTGCAGCACGACTACTGGCATCACTACCTTGATCTGTAGTAGTTGTTTCTTTAGTATCAGCTTCGAACGGGGGATCTTCTTGTGTAGTTTCCGCAGGTTTCACTGCTGGCTTTGCTGCGGCTTTTTGCGATACAGTATCGCCTGTTGAGCTGCCACTTCCACCCATACCTGCTGGTTTATAATACTGACCCCAACGATCCATATCAAATGCTTCACCATCTACTGATGCTTCAAACATTTCTTTGATAACCTTAAGTTCAACTTCAGTGGGCTTCTTAGGAAGAAAGTCGCTGAGTTTAAATAAACCGTATTGCTCAATTGCTGCCTTTTCTTCTGCGCTTAAAGCACGTTCACGGCGAGCCCAGTTGCTAGTTGAATAATCAGCATAGCCGCCTTTTGAAGTTTTTGTAATCTTGAAGTCCAACCCGCGAACATAATCTGTAGGCAGTTCTTCAATCTCACTGTCCATTAGAGCATTTTTAACAATATTAAAAATTTGACTACCGATAATAAATCTACGGATAGGATTTTCTGGAGTTTTATCTTCTTGAAGTTTACTGTCAACTACGAACCCTTGGAACAAATATGATTTTTTCTTCCAATACTTACGACCCATTTCTTCAAGTGATTTATCCTTGAACCATGGACGAACTTCTGTTAGAATAGGACAAGTTTCGCCCCACATTTCCATACATGGGACTTGCACAGTCACTGGCTTAGAGTTAGTTTCACCTTTTACTCCGGCAAAAGGAAGTTTAATCATAGCTCTTTCAAGCCAGAAAAATGTGTTTGATGAATCACCATCTGGAAGGAATCTTACTGTAGCAGTAGTACCTTCTGCGATATTCCAATGGGGATAAATTGCGTTGTCGCCTGATGCGATTTGAGTTTGTGCGCTTTGTTGAAGCTTGGCGCGAATTTCAGCTAAAGTGGCCATAAT